AACTGCAGGCCAACGGGACAGGTGCGATAGAGATTGACACCCTGTCGATCACAAACAGCACGATCACCAGTATCACTACAAATTCAGATATAACACTCACACCCAACGGAACAGGTAATATCGTGCTAGACGCGGTGACCATATCTGACAACAAAATTTCAACCAACAGTTCCAATGCTGATCTTCAGATTGACGCTTCTGGCACAGGTGCTGTTGAGATACTAACACAGAAGGTAATAATGGCGAACCTGCCAACATCGGCGGCTGGTCTGGCCACAGGTCAACTGTACAATGATGGCGGCACGCTGAAAATAGCGTAATGGCACAACAACTGATCAACATAGGTGTAACGGCAGACGACGGCACGGGCGATACCATACGTGGCGCGGGCATCAAGCTCAACGCGAACTTCACGGAACTGTTCGCGAGACCTTCCGTGGAGTCACAGTTCAACTTCATCGGCAACGAGATCATAGCCACGGACAGCAACTCGGACATAGTGCTGTCTGGCAGTGGCACTGGTTCAGTGAACATCACGGACCTCACCGTGGATGGCACCATCAGGATGTCAGACAACGAGATACGCGTCAACACTTCCAACGCGGACCTCGTGCTCACGGCCAACGGCACAGGCACGATACAGACCTCCGTGGCAGACGTCAACGGAGGCGCAATAGACGGCACAGTGATAGGTGCGAGTACGCCGGCGGCGGCCACTTTCTCCACGCTGAGCTACGACAACTCCGCACTGGCCATTGACGGGGTGACCGTGAATGACAACACCATATCGGCCAACGCATCCAACAGCGACCTGGAATTGAACGCGAGTGGCACGGGCTACGTCAACATTAATTCCATCAATTTCCCAAACACAGGCGGATCAGCGGGTCAAGTTTTACAGACGGATGGCAACGGACAACTCACATGGTTCACCTCCCCCATCTTGTTTGATTCGACCTTGATCGACGATGGCACGGCGACCCTGTCAGGTGATTCAACCACACAGAACATAGATTCATTCAGCGCATCCACCTACAGGAGCGCCAAATATCACATACAGATCTCTGACACCACAGCGGACAGGTACAAACTGGTGGAGGCAAACGTCACACACGACGGTTCAAACGCCTACATCAGCATCACTGGTGGAGCATCAAACGGTGCCGGAGATGGGTCAACCATATACGATTCACTGGATCTATCCGCTGACGTTTCGGGCGGTGACGTAAGGTTGCGAGGAACAGTAAATAACACTAACACGCAAGTGATCAAATTCGTGAGGAGATTGATAAAAGTTTAATCATGGCAAAGATAACGCTAAACGTAGGATCTAACGCAAACGACGGAACGGGACAGACCCTGAGGTCCGCGATGCAGGACGTGAACACCATGTTCACAGAACTGTACGCCTCGCCACTGTTCGCTGACGGCATTTCCATCAGCGGCAACAACATTTCCGCCAGCAGGACCAACGATGATCTGGTTTTAAGGCCAAGTGGCACGGGCAGTGTGCTGATCAACAACCTCACAGTGGACTCCAACATAAACGTTCAGGACAACGAGATCACGACAACGCAGTCCAACTCGGACCTCGTGCTGTCGGCATCAGGCACGGGTAGCGTGGTAATCGCCAACGCGGACATCAACGGCGGCAACATAGACAACACCGTGATTGGTGGCACAACAGCCGTCGCTGGAACGTTCACAACACTGACCGTGAACGGCTCCATGACCATGGACGGTGTTACCATCACCGACAACACGATATCGGCCAACGCATCCAACAGCGACCTGGAATTGACGGGCAACGGCACTGGTACGGTGTCATTGAGTGGGTTCAAGTTTCCAACATCGGACGGAACTGCCAACCAACTGTTGAAGACGGACGGAAATGGAAACCTGGGTTTCGCGACAGCAAGTACGACATTGAATCACTCAGACATCAATGACAACACCGTCACAGTGGCATCATCAGCCACAACCGAGATCGATTCATTTGCTTCTGCAACCTACAGGAGTGCCAAGTACTTCATATCAATATCAGATGCTACAAATGACAGGTATGAGATAGTGGAGGCCAACTTGATACACGGTCCAAGTGCGGACAGCACCACGGAAGCATACCTGACCGTGTTTGGTTCGACCACTTCCTATACCGATCCATTATGCACGTTCACGGCAGACATAAATGACGGTAACGTGAGATTACTGGCAACAAATATCACCAGCGATAGCACTGTATTCAAATTCCAAAGAACACTGATAGACCTATAATAATTACATTAGGTTTATAGAATTTACAATAAATATCCATAACAAAAAGGATTAATATAAAGTATGGCTAGACAAAACATCAACATCGGATCAAGCGCCAATGACGGCACGGGTGATCCATTAAGAACAGCATTCGACAAGATCAACGACAACTTCGTGGAACTTTACGGTACGGACAACGACATCAACACATTAGATGCAAATTTAAACGTAAACAACTTCGCAATAACAACAGGTGTCACGAACGGTGATATAACTGTCACTCCAAACGGAACAGGAAGCATCAACCTGGGATCAATCACATTCAATGGCAACACAATGAGTGCCAATGACTCTACGCAGATCGTGATCAATGACAGCATCAGGACAACCGGAACACTCGAAGTCGCAGGTGCGACCACATTAAACACTTCTTTAGCACTGGCATCTGGATCCACGGTCACGTCAATACTTGATGAGGACGCCATGGGATCAAATTCAGACACAGCACTGGCCACACAGCAGTCGATTAAGGCATACGTGGACGCACAGGTCACGGCACAGGATCTGGATTTCACAGCAGACGATTCCACTACGAATTCAATAGACCTTGATTCTGAAGTGATGCAGTTCTCAGGGGGCACAGGTATCACTACAAGTGCGACAGGTAACACAGTCACAACAGCGATCGATTCCACGGTTGCCACATTGACTGGCTCTCAGACGTTCACGAACAAAACTTTGACCGCACCGACCATAAACGGCGCGACAGTGACAGGTCCGGTCACACTTGATACACTCACATTCGACGATAATGTGATCAAATCAAATGCTTCGAACGCCAACTTAGAAATAGATGCCAATGGTTCGGGCAGTATCAGGCTGATTGCCCCAACAACAGCAGTTTCTACTTTGACAACAGCAGACATCACCACAACAGGAACACACACAGTCACGGGACAATCAGACATAGACTATGTGAGGATCAAGGACAACAAGATAACCACCAACGCCACCAACGCCAACCTTGAACTTGCGGCGTCAGGCACCGGGGTGGTTGATGTGAAAAATGCCATGACCACTGTTGGACAGACCATAACAGGAAACGTGGTCATCGATGGTCAATTTGACATTGACAATATTTCAATCAGTGGCAATGGTATAATTGCAACCAATTCGGGCGGGGGTATCAACATCAACCCGAACGCCTCAGGACAGGTGACAATCGGCGGAACAGTCGTTGCGGTGCCGGCATTATTGGCCGCAGACGCAGTCAACGTGACAACATCGCTATTGCTCGGTGAAGATTGCTTAATAACCACGAACGTTTCAAATGCAGATATAAACCTAGAAGCAAATGGTGCAGGATCGGTGTACGTTGACGAGCTTCGTGTGAAAAATAATTTAATCACCACCCACATCACAAATGCCGACTTGGAATTAGACACAGACGGCACGGGCACAATTGAATTGAAAACAAACACAAATGTCACAGGTAACTTGTCAGTGACAGGTTCATCAACGCTGGACGGTGTCACAATTACTGATAACACAATCAAGTCAAACGCCTCAAACGCAGATCTACAGATAGGCACCTCTGGAACAGGTGTCATAGATATATTGACTGCCACGCAGGCAACGATAGGTGCCAACGGAGCGGCGGCGGCATTGACCGCCAACCCTGTGGGTTATCTCAAGGTCAAGATCTCCGGAGTTGACAGGATCATCCCGTTCTACAACGCATAGTAGTTGGTTAACAGATTATGAGGAAACGCCACACGGGCAGGCAACACAGATCGCCCAGGTCAGAGATAACAAGACTGGATGACGCCATACGTCGTGAGAGTGACAAGGTGGAACGTGAACGCCTGAGACAGCACCGAGAACACTGGATTCGCACGCAGAATTCTAGCCACTGATCGCCAATAAATACCCTTGTAAGGAGTAAGTTTAATGGCAACACCAGTGTGGACTACCACGGCAGGCAAACTGGCATCTATAGACGAACAGGTGGCATACAGCCTACAGTTGGAGGCGAACACCAGCGACTCTACGGCCATCACTTACTCAGTGATCGCAGGAAGTCCTCCCCCAGGAATGAGGGTCACAACGGACGGACTGCTTACGGGAACACCGGCCGAGGTTGCCAAGAGAACTCTTTACACCTTCGTCGTGCGTGCCACGTCCGGTGCCCAGATCACGGACAGGACATTCAGTTTAGATGTCAAGGGCGCTGACACACCCACATTCACGACAGCATCCGGACAACTGCGTTTGGATGATTCCACACGTGTGGGACTGTATTGGGTCATCGACGGATCCAGCGTCAACTTCCAGATGCAGGCCACCGACACGGACACAGAGGCGGGACAGACTCTAGTATATGAGATAGTCAAGGGTGAACTGCCACCGGGGGTGACAATAAGCAAGACCGGGCTGATATCAGGTGTTGTCCAATTGACCGCAGACCAGAAATTCGCACCCAGGGGTGGTTTCGATGCTGAACCCTTCCCTGATTACTCTGCGCTCAACCCAGGTGACGGTGGATCCCCACTTGATACCAGGAACATATACGACCAAGCGGTCACAACCAAGAGCATCAGCAAGAATTTTGATTTCATAGTGCGTGTCAGCGATGGCACGAGTTTCATCGAACAGAACAACTCCATATTCGTCTACTCGGCGGATTTCTGGAGGGTATCCAACACTGCGATTACCATAGACAAGACGGAAATTGATGGATCACCACTGACCATGGACCTCAGCGCCAACAGGCGACCGGTCTTCACAACACCATCAGATCTAGGGTCTTTCAGGCATGACAACAATGTGGTGATCAAGATAGACGTCAACGATTTCGACGCACTTCAAGGCAATCTGGAATATTCAATACAGTCTGGCGCACTGCCTACTGGACTGCAGATAGACATCAACTCCGGTGAGATTTACGGTGCACTGCCGAGACAGCCCGCTGTGGAGACTGATTACTCATTCACCGTAAGAGCCAACAGGGTGATATCAACGGGTGTGAACGTTTTCCAAGACAAGACCTTCACGATGAAAGTCATAGGAGAAATAGACATAGGTATAGCGTTCACAACGCCGACCCAAGTGGGCACGTTGAAGGCAGGAATACCAAGCCTTTTGGCAATACAAGCGGTCAATGACTCTCCGAATCGTGTGTTGACTTATTCGATCACCAGTGGCGCACTGCCACCAGGGATAACACTTTCCACATCAGGCAACTTAATTGGTACCATAGATCCTAGTGACTTCGCTGACTCCACGAGATCATACTCATTCACTGTGACTGTGAGTGACCAGTATCAGATAGCCGCCACATCAAAACAATTCACCATCACCGTTGACATACCAGAAACACAGACCGAGTATGGCAACATGACAGGACACGCCACGTCTCTAATAGACCAGAACATATTCTACAACATCGCACAGGACCCCAACATCAACTCGCCTGAGTTCATATTCAGGGCGGAGGATCCCGGCTTTGGTATGAGACTGAAACCGGACATGCTGATGATGGCAGGGCTGGAGGCACAGACCCTGACCGAGTTCCAACAACAGATGGAGCAGAACCATGCTCCCAAGACCCTTTACTTCGGTGACATCAAGACCGCGATAGCCAAGGAAGGTAGCACAACGAAATACGAAGTCGTATACCTAGAGATCAAGGACAACATGGTCAATTCCGCTGGTCAATCTGTATCCAGTTCTATAAGGTTGAGGGACGCAGTGGTCAAGCCCATGCTGGGTCCTAGGGCGTCTAGCACGAACGCAACCGCCGACTATGTTGACTACGAAGTGACCACGGACGGTGGGCTTTCATTCAGCACATCAGGATCAAAGGTGAGATACGCCAACCAATTGAGTGCTGACCTTGGCACCATGGAGATATTGTATCCAAACGCGGTGGCCAACATGAGGTCCAGGATGAAGAGCCTGGGGCACAAGGAGTGGGATTACCTGCCACTTTGGATGAAGAC